GCTGGTATTTACTCGGACGGTACGGGTAACGGCGGTAAGGATATCACTGGTCTGGCTCTGGCTGTTTCTGCTTCGCCTGGTTCGGGCATTTACGGTGGTATCAACCGTACTAACTTCTCGTTCTGGCGCAATATTGCGTTTGATGCTACGACTGATGGCGGTGCTGCTGCTTCGGCTGCCAACATTCAATCGTACATGAACCGTGTAGCAGTTCAGTTAGTGCGTGGTTCTGACCGCCCCGATATCATTGTGGCAGGTAACAACTACTACCGTTTTTATCTGGAAAGCTTGCAAGCCATTCAGCGTATTTCTAGCGAAAGTTCAGCGGGTGCTGGTTTCACTAGCCTGAAATACTTCGGTGCTGGCTTTAACTGCGATGTGTTCTTGGATGGTGGTATTGGTGGTCAGTTGAACACCAACCGCATGTACTTCCTGAATACTAAATACCTGTTTTTCCGTCCGCACCGTGACCGTAACTTTGTGCCGATTGGTGGTGATCGCATGTCGGTCAACCAGGACTCAATGGTTCGACTGATTGGTTGGGCAGGTAACGTGACCAGTTCTGGCCCTCGCTTCCAAGGCGTTCTGACTGACTAATTTTGAAAGGATACTAAAATGGCTGCACCTTTTTCCGTAGCCCCAATTTCGGGGTGTGATTTGAATACCATTACCTTGGCCGCTGATGTGGGCCCCGCTTCCGGTGCAGAAGACGCGCCGCAGTTGGGCACTCAGGTCTTTGGTTCTGATGGTCGTCGCTATGTTTATGGCCAAGCTAACGCCGTCATTACCGCTTCGACAGCAGTATGTACCGTCAACGCTACCACGTTCCTAGTGACTGCAACTGGCGGTTCTTACCGCTCACCTGCGGTTGCTATGGCTTCTGGTGATCGTGGCTGGTTCTCTGCTGCTTCTGTCTAAGGAGTAACGTATGAGCTACCCCTCACGGTGTATGGGTGTCGGAATGGCTGCTGCACTTACCGAAGCGGTGTGTGGCGACATTCAGGACAACGTGACCGCTGCGGGTTCAACTCAAGGCACGGCAACTCTGGTCGCTGGCGCTCATGTCATAGTAACGACAGCGGCAGCCAGTACCGGAGTTATTTTGCCCCAAGCTGAACCTGGTGCAGAAGTCACTGTTAAAAACCTCGGCGCTAACGCCGTCAACATTTACCCGGCAACTGGCGGTGCTATTAACGCACTGTCAGCTAACGCCGCGTTTTCTGTGGCGGCTGGTGGTCAGGCGAGATTGTTGGGACGTAATAGTCTTAATTGGGTCACTTACTGAGTGGGCAGGGGCATTTGCCCCTGTTTAATTTTGAACGGAGAAGATATGAGCAATCCTCAATCTAGTTTTGTCGAGTTTTTCATGGAATCTGTTGAATTGAAGTCGGAAAGTGAAAAAGCTGGCCGACCGATTTACAAAGAAATTCCATTCATTCGGATTCAACACCCCGGCGATCGTTTGAATGTTTTAGAAGTAAAAGCAGACGCACACTACAAGCAAAAGTATGCAAAACAGTGGCGTGAGTTTGAGGCAGGTATGGCGGGGGAAGTGATTGGCACGGTTTTAAGTCAATGGCCGCAGATCACTAAGTCGCAATGCAAAGAAGCCGAGTATTTTGGTATTAGAACTGTAGAAAATCTGGCTGAAGTGAACGATGGCGCATTACAGCGTATGGGCATGGGCTGGATGGAATTAAGAAAGAAAGCGCGGGATTATCTAGCGGCAGCGGCAGGAAATGCGCCTATTAACGCACTGCAAGCTGAAAACGAGCGATTGCGTAATGAATTTGAAGCGCTCAAAGCATCGTTAGAAAACCCGGAAGTGAAACGCGGAAGACCGCGTAAAGAACCTGAAACCGTCGAGGGCTAACTATGAATTACACCCTGTTGGAGCTAGTGCAGCAGGTTACTGGTGAACTGGGTGTAAGCCGCCCGACATTGGTTATCGGGAACAATGACCCGCAGATCATACAACTACTCGCCTTGGTCAACCGACTAGGGCGAGACCTTTCCCGCCAGTACGAGTGGCAAAGGCTGAATACTGAACACAGCTTTACTACGGTTCAGGGGCAGACACAATACGACCTACCGAGTGACTGGGGCAGACAAATACCCCAGACGGAGTGGGATAGAACGTCACAATGGCCGTTGATTGGACCTGCAACCACTCAAGAATGGCAGATTTATAAATCAGCGATTATCAGCGATGGCCCAAACCTTCGCTTCAGAATTGCTAACAACTTCCTAGAGGTTGACCCGCCCACGGGTGGCCTTAACCTGTCTTTTTACTACATTTCAAAAAACTGGATTGATGCAGGTGGCGGGGTTACTCGCTACACCTACGCAGCCGACACCGACAGAGCGATATTTGACGATTCGCTGATGGTGACGGGTCTAAAAGTACAGTGGAAAGCCTCTAAAGGACTGGATGCGAGCTTTGACTTGGCAGAATTTAGAACCATGCTCGACACGATTAAAGCACAGGACAAGTCGGCGCAAAAACTTACGCTTGGTGGTTTGCCACGTAATATATTGCTGACTGAGTGGAACATACAAGACGGCAATTTTCCCGGTTAATTATGGCAACAGCACGAGCTACCTCAATACCTGCCCCGGTTGGCGGTCTTAATGACCGAGACAGCATTGCTGATATGAAACCGCAATATGCGCTCATACTAGATAACTGGTGGCCGTACCCTTCCTATGTAGGGGTAAGAAAAGGCAGCACTAACCATGTGACAGGTTTTACTAACCCGGTACAAACGCTAGTGGAGTATTTGCCGACAAGTGGCGGGGCAAAACTGTTTGCCGCAGCGGGTACGGGTATTTTCGACGTAACTACAGCCGGAGCGGTAGGCGCGGCAGTCGTGACCGGGCAGACTTCAGCACAATGGCAACACGCTAACGTGACTACTGCGGGTGGGTCTTTTCTGTACCTAGTGAACGGACAAGACAGACCCCAACTATTTAACGGCACGACATGGACGGCAATAGATGGAACGTCAACGCCCTCGATAACCGGAGTGACGACAACTAACCTGGTGCATGTGTGCGTGTTTAAGTCACGGCTGTATTTTGTGGTCAAAAACAGCATGCAGGTAGTATTCCTGCCCGTTGGCCAAGTAGGCGGGGCAGTGGGTACGCTTGATATGAGTGCCATTTTCCGCGATGGCGGGGCGATTATGGCTTGCTATACATGGACGGTGGACGCTGGCGCGGGTGCTGATGACCATTTCGTTGTAATCTCGACAATGGGCGAAGTGGCGATTTACAGAGGCAGCAACCCTGGCGCGGGTGGTGATTTTTCGATAGTGGGCGTGTTTCAGTTAGGCAAGCCTTTAGGCCGTCGATGTGCTGAAAAGTACGGCGGTGACTTGGCAGTCAACACCACAGAGGGCGTTTTCCCGTTGGGGCGCGGTCTTTTGTCAGCAAGCGTGGACAGAACAGTAGCCCTGACTGACAAGATACAGAATAGCGTATCTATTGCAGCAAACTCCTACGGTTCGTCGTTTGGGTGGCAACTGACTTTATACCCAGATGCCAACATGATGTTATTGAACGTACCGAACCCCGGCGGGAATTATCAGTACGCACAAAACACGATCACGGGCGCATGGACAAAGTTTGTCGGCTGGAACGCAAACGTACTACTACATGCTTCGACCGGACTGTACTACGCAGACAATACACGGGTTTATAAGGCATGGGTGGGCGACTTAGACCACTCAACGCCCATACAAGCTGACTGCTTACCTGCCTTTAATTACTTCGGCAACAAAGCTTTTAATAAGTATTTTACGATGGTCAGGCCGTACATTTTGACGACTGGCAGCCCTTCGGTGCTTTACGGACTGAACACTGATTACCTAGCGCAAGATGCTCAAGGTACATTGAATTACACACCTCCTACGGGTATGGTGTGGGGTTCGATGGTATGGGGGTCGATGGTTTGGGGTGGCGGGTTAAGGCCGATTACGGGATGGAATACAGTAGGCGCGGTGGCAAATAGCGCATCGTTAAGGTTGAAAGTACAGAATAACGGCTCTGAGGTCAGGTTTAATAATGTCGATTATCTCTTCCAGTCGTCCAACTCTGTTCTATGACGCGGAGGTTATTGGGCCGTGGGTATGTGAACGTGCTGGCGGTACTTGGCTACCGGGACGGGCTACTGCGATAGGGCAAATGAAAGACGGGCAGATAAATGCGGGAGTTTTATACGAAGACTGGAACGGCGCAAATGTGGTGTGCCATATTGCAGGTGAAGGGCTTTGGGCGAACCGCAGATTCTTGGCAACGATTTTTGATTACCCATTTAACCAGTTAAAAGTTCGAAGAATAACCGTGCCCATAAATTCTACAAATACCAAGTCAATCAATCTTGTCAACCGGATGGGGTTTAAGCTAGAATCAACCCTAGCTCAGGCTACCCCTGAAGGCGATCTTTGTTTATTCCGATTATTTTGGGATGAATGCAAATACCTTGAGGAAAAGTACCGTGGGAAAATCTAGTCCGCCACCTGCACCCGATTACGAAGCATCTGCACGAGAAACCGCACGCGGCAACTTAGAAGCTACCCGCGCAGCAGTTCGAGCAAACCGCGCTAACCAGATAACACCGTGGGGAAGACTAACCTGGCGGCAAAACCCAACTGGCGGCAGAATAAATTACGATGCTTATAATCAAGCATTGCAATCGTATAATCAAAGCCGTTTTCCGGCTAATACAGAAAATGATTGGCAAAATTTAAGCACAGAGGAAAGGGTTAAGCTTAGAAAGGGAGGATCATTGGGTGCGGCAATCCAACAAGGGCAAGCTCAAGGACAGTTTCAAGGAATTGCGCCGAGGCTGGAAGACTTCATGGAATACGACCCAGATTCAGGATGGGAACAGACAACCGAACTTACACCCGAAGCACAGGCCGCGTTAGACCAGCAGTTAGCCTTGAACCGTAAATATGGCGAGGTAGCTAATTTAGGCTTTGATCGAGTTCGCTCGATATTTGAAAACCCGGAGCTTGATGTTGGTGCATTACCTAGACGTGCGATTGACGTAGGCCAGACCGCGCAAGAAGCGTTATTGGCCAGACTTAACCCGCAGCTACAGTCTCAAGAAGAAGCCACGCGGCAACGGTTAGCAAACACTGGCATTGGACTAGGCTCGGATGCTTTCTCGCGTGAGATGGCAATACAAGGCCAGCAAGCTAACGACTTGAGGCTACAGGCTGCATTACAAGGCATAAACCTTGACCAAGCTAACCGCGCTGCTGCACTGCAAGAACAAGCCTACCTACAAGACCGACCGCTCAACCTGATTAACGCCCTACGCTCAGGAAACCAAGTACAAGCCCCGCAATTCCAACAGTTTGCACAACAGGCAACCACACAAGGGCCTGATATGCTAGGCGCTGCACAGATGGGCTACAACGCACAAATGAACGCATACAACGCTGACCAAGCCGCAGGCAGTGGGATGATGGGAGGATTGTTTGATGTTGGGATGGGTTTGGCTAAATTGCCGGGCGCTGGTGGTTCAATGTTTAAGGGCTTTAAGGGATTATTCTCATGAGAGACTTTGACCTAGAACAACAGCTAATAGACGCACGACGCAGACGCTACGGCGAACAAGCCCAAGCGCAAGCCCCGCAAGGCAGGATGGTAGGGGGTAGATTTGTTGCGCCCAATGCGCTTGAGTATTTAGCCGCTGGACTGCGTGGCTTTGGTGGTATTCGTGGTCAACAAATGGCAGAAGATGAGCTAAGACAGCTACAAACTACACGACAGCAAGCTGTAGCCGATGCCTTACGTGGGTTTAATGAAAACATGCAAGGGACACCGGAGCAGGTTATACCAAACCTTACGCCAGTGGATGACGAAGGCAACCCAATGCCGCAAGCGATTAAACCCGCCCAACCGCAAAACATACCCGCAGCGTTTCGCGCACTAAGCACTTCGCCTGATGCTGCAATGCGTCAATTTGGTATGCAAGGAATGGCGCAAATACCGCAAATTGAAGCACAAAAAGCGGAACGTGAAGCACAAAGAGAGTTTCAACGACAACAGGCAGAATTGCAAAGACAGCAACGCATTGAGCAACTGCAAATGCAGCAACAAATGCGACTGGAAGCAATGCGCGAACAAAATGCAAGCCGCGAACAGATGGCGCAAGCTCAAAGAGAATTTCAAAAAGAAATGGCCGGTCTTCGTTCAAGTATTGGAGCTAGTTCACAGCCTTACTTTCAACCAGTTCAAACGGCGCAAGGCGTAATGGCGTTTAATGCCAGGACTGGTCGAGTAGAACCCGTAGTCGGGTCAAGTGGTCAGCCCATAATTGGCGCACAATATGACCCTGCTTTGCAAGGTTCTTTGGCTGGCTCTAAAACTGGCGCAACTACCG